AATGATTCTCAGATAAATACTTCTGCGAGTGGAGATGGATTTCATACGACTGAAGGTAACATTGTTACCGATCACACCGGTGACGTCCATCATAACATCATGGGTAATGATATATCTCAGATCACTGGTAATAAGATCCAGATGATCTCTGGTGAGTATGGTATCCACCTTCAGAAAGGTAACTTTGACGTTACCGTTGATAATGGTAAAGTTAAGATTGAAGCCAGTGATGAGATCGAGCTAAAAGTTGGAGACAACTACATAAATATCAATAAGAAGGGTATTGGCATCCAGCACAATGGCTTCATTAATATCTATGCAACCGGTGACCAGAATATTGCAATTATTAACTATGGTTCTGGTAAGTCCGGTCTATTGGCTATTAACAATGAAGCAATCCTATCAGGCAAGAGTAACAAGATTAAGTCAGCTCAGGGAACACTACTTGAAGTCAGCACGGTACCTCCGGGCGGTCAAGTAATACCTAAGAGGTAAAGATAACAGATGTCAATAAGAGCAGATAAGTTTACACAGTCTAATCAATCAGAAGTCTTCAGCGATTTTCTGAATGGTTTTACCGTGCACCCAATAACCGGCTCTTTGGCCAAAACTACAAACTACAATGCAGTTAGACAATCGATTAAGAATCTAATCTTAACGAACTACGGCGAGAGAATGTTTCAGCCTCAAGTTGGGTCTGATATTTTAAGACATCTGTTTGAACCGATGAATACTTTAACGGCTAAAGATATAACTGATTCTATAGCCTTAACAATAAAACACAATGAACCTAGAGCTAGACTCATAGGCGTCGATGTTAATGAATCTTCAGATTACAACACAGTAGTTGTTAACATTGTTTTTTCTTTAATAAATACTAATGCTCCAGTTTCAATGGATGTTACGCTCAAGAGAGTAAGATAAATGGCAGCCAATAGCGCACTTAATATAACTTCACTAGACTTTGACACACTCAAGTCTAACTTGAAAACTTTCATGAAGTCTCAGACTATCTTTAAAGATTATGACTTTGAAGGTTCTAACATTAATGTGTTGCTTGATGTTATGGCTTATAACACTTACATCAACTCTTTCTATACTAACATGGCAGTCTCTGAGATGTTTCTCGATAGTGCTCAAATTAGAGACTCAGTAGTTTCTCACGCTAAGCAGATCAATTATATTCCTGCATCCAGAAAGTCACCCGAAGCACTTATCAATGTAACGTTTCAAACTAACGGAATAGCAGGTGCCTTTACTATTCCTAAAGGTACACAGTTCTCAGGCACGAATGCCAATGGTGCTTTTGTGTTTACTACCGATCGTAATCATACGGTGCTTTCTACTTCCGGCAACTTTACTTTTTCAAACCTTGCGATCTATGAAGGAACGTATGTAAGTGAAGTCTATACTATAGATTATACCAATCCAAATCAAAAGTTTATTGTAACAAATTCGACGGTTGACACCGATAGCATGTCCGTTGACGTCTATGAAAACAATGGAATGGATGTTACGAGTTTCATACAAGAAATGTTCTTATATGACTTGAAACCGACTTCAAACGTTTACTTCTTGCAGGCTGCATCAAAGGGAACATATGAAGTTATGTTTGGAGATGGAGTGTTTGGCCGTATTCCTCAGAATGCTTCTACAGTAGTCATAACATATAGAATATCTGCAGGGTCGGCAGGAAGTGGAGTTACTACTTTCTTTATCGATAAAGATCTTGGTACATTCAATGGTGGAACTATTACGGGAACTACAATCACCACAGTTTCCAATTCTTCAAATGGTTCCGAAAGAGAAGGAATTGAGTCGATTAGATTCAGGGCACCGAGAGCCTATCAGACTCTTGGTAGAGCTGTGACTACAAATGACTATCGCAACCTCATCATTGATAACTTCAATGAAGTCAAAGACGTTAACATCTATGGCGGTGAGACTATCGTTGATAGCGTTCAATATGGTAAGGTGTTTATATCTCCGACTACATACTCGGGTTCACCTTTGACTAATCAAAGAAAAGCAGATCTTCTTTATTTCTTACAAGATAAAAAGATTATAAACATTCAGAATGCAATCGTTGATCCAGAATACATCTATATCATACCTACAATTAATGTAACTGTAAACTTTAATGATACAACTCTTTCACCCGCTGAAATTAAAAATAAAGTGATAACATCTGCTACTAACTTTAATGATAGTTATCTCGAGATTTTTAACACAACATTTAGGTTTTCAAAGTTTACGGAAGCTATTGATGCGACTGATCCAAGTATCGTTGGAAACCAGATTACTACTGTGATCTATAAAGTCATTCAGCCTACTCTAGGAGTAGCTACTTCTATTACGGCGAGTTTCTATAATAGAATTATTCCGGGTACAGTATCAACATCTAATTTCTTATCTATCGACGGTAATACGTATCAGATTACAGACTACAACCCAAGCATCAACTCATTCTATAGAGGTGACAGCGGAACATCTTTTGATATTGAGAACTCAAATCCTACACTTTATCTAAAATATATTTCTGTAAATAACACTCAAAGTTATACACCAATTGGTATCGTAGATTATGCTACAGGAAAAATTGCAATTAATAACATTACAGTTGCCGATTATCTAGGTTCACTCGGGATTCAGGTATTTGCAACTACGTATTCCGACGACATCGTAGCAACTTATAATAATGTTATTGAACTTGACATCGGAAACACGATCGTAAATACGTTGGTAGCTAGCTAATGGATATTGAAAAGTTAATATCACCACTCGTAGCGTATCAGTTCCCTCAATTCTATAGAGAAGAGGGACCGGATTTTATTGCGTTCGTTCAAGCCTACTACGAGTGGATGGAATCTACCGGCCAAGTTCTTGATGTTTCTAGATCGATACTTGACTATAAAGACATCGACACCACTCTAGATTCTTTTGTAAAGTTCTTTAAGAATAAGTACATCAATTCTTTGCCTGAAACAATCGTAGCAGACAAGAAGCTTCTTCTTAAGCATGTTACAGATCTTTATAACGCTAAAGGTACCGAAAGAGGTTATAAGCTTCTATTCAGACTCTTGTTTAATGAAGATATAGATCTTTACATTCCAGGAGAACACTTAATTAGATCTTCCGATGCTACATGGAAAGTACCAACATACATCGAAGTATCCGACTCTCCTCTCATCTCAAGTCTGCAAGGCAAAAGAATCTACAGCAGCGGAAGCGGTACCGCAGTAGTAGAATCGACTCTTAAAAAGATCGTTCAAGGTAAGACCGTTAACATCGTCTATATCTCTTCAATCGATGGAGAGTTTAAAGCCGGTGAACAGATCTTATCTTATGATGTGCCGGCTATAAATCAAAACAATGCTCCTACTATCATCGGTTCTCTATCGACCGTAACTGTTACGACCGGCGGCACTAACTTTAAAGTCGGTGATTTATTAGACGTAGCCGGAAGTGGATCCGGAGCAAAAGCACAAGTTCTTAGTACCGATACACAAAACGGTAAAGTTTCCATGTACTTAAAGAATGGAGGCTTTGGCTATACGGTCAATGCAATTATATCAGTGACCGGTATCACTACACTTAATATTTCATCTACTTCCAATACATTTATTGTTGGTGAGTTTGTTGAACAGAGTAATGGTACTGCAAACACCGCAAACGGTACAGTTCTATCGGTCAATAGCAGTGTTATTACCATTGGAAGTGTTACTGCTTCTTTTGTTGCTAATTCGACCACCAATCAAATTAAAGGTCAACAATCTGGAGCAAATGCAGTCATCACTTCTGTAACTTCCAATGCTTATGGAATTGGAGCCAGTGCTAAAGTCGGTGACCTTATCAACAAGCAGACTTATCAAGTCAATGACGATGAAATCGGCGGAGCTCTTTTGACTGCTCTCGAGTATTCAGATGGCCACATGACAATTGGAGTAACCGGTCTTTCTGGAACTTTTGCTGCAAATAATATAGTACAATCTTCTGCAAATGTTACACATCTAGATGTTAAGTATATCTCCGGTGAAATTGCTTCCGGTGAGTCTCTATCAAATAGTTCTTTAAACATATCTGGTATCACGGTTTATAGCTCAGATAAATCTGTATTATACATCACAGGAACAGATGCCAATATAACAAATGCAAATCTAAAACCCGGAACTATTCTTGTAAGTAATGTTACAAATTCACGCGTTAAAATCAACTCAACTTTTCCAAAAATTACAGTCACTGGTAATGCGATGATTAATGCTGCGGCGTCGAACTCTACTTTTAAAGCTGTTTTTTCAAACAGTTACGGCGTAGATGGTTTTGGCGGGCCAACAGGAACTATCATCGGTTACTTTATTCCTGGCGCAAATCTAGTTAATGTAAATACCGGTGGTTACGCTACAATTACATCAGTAACAAGACAGACTGACTGGGACTACTTCCCAGCAGCCGGATATAATCTTCAGAATTTAGATGCTGAGATTGATACCATACTCAACTTTGTTAATCTAGAAGTAGGAACTATTGCGTATCTAAAGAATATCAATCCGGGTTCTGGTTATGCCGGTGATCCATCTATAACTGCA